CTGCAAGCACTGCGTGCACCGTTGCCGTTGATTGACGGCATCGGTCGCAACTGGGGTTTGTGGCGGATCAACAGCATCGACGAAAACCAGAGCGAGGTCATCGATGACGGCACCGCGATGGTGATCAAGTGGGTCATCGGATTGTCGGAGTTCAACAATGCGTAAGGTACGAAGCGTGGCCGGTGACTCGGTGAATCTGTTGCTCTACCGCGAAACCGGTCGCAGCGATGACAGCGCCGAAGAAACCCTCTGGAAACTCAACCCGACCCTGGCCGAGCACGGCCCGATCCTGCCGGCAGGTGTCTGGGTGACGCTGCCGGAGCTCGACAGCAGACCGGCCGCAATCAAACCGGTTCTGGCCTGGGATTAAGGAGGCTGCATGGCACAGGGATTTACGCCGGCGATTGAAATCTACGGCGCCAACAAGGACCTGCTCAACCAGCGCCTGATCAGTTGGGAACACATCGATGCCGCTGGAATGGAGTCCGATCAACTGACGCTGGTGCTCGATCTGGAAGGCCTTGAAGGCTTGCCTACCCTGGGCGGCACCATCGGCCTGCGGGTGGGCTATCTGGAGACCGGACTGGTGGAAAAAGGCCAGTTCAAGGTCACTCGACTGACACCGACGCTGTTCCCGCTGCGTCTGACACTGGTCGCAACTGCAGCGCCTTTCAGCGGCAAGGACGAAACCGGATTCAAGGAACGGCGCACGGCCAGTCATGGCCCTATAACCCTTGGCGGACTGTTTCGCGAGCTGGTCTCGAGACACGGATTCTCGCCGCGTGTGGATCCCGAACTGGCGCTGATCAGGATCGCCCATGTCGACCAGTCGAACGAAACCGACATGAGCTTCATCACACGCCTGGCGAAAAAGTACGACGCGGTGGCCAAACCGTTCAACGACCTCTACGTACTGGCGAAACCGGCGCAACTGAAAAACCTGTCGGGACAGGTCATACCGGACGTCAGGCTGTCGGTGACCCACAACAATCGGCCGGGCGATCACGCCTTCATCAGCGCCACGCTGGAAGAGACCGCCCGCACCCAGAATCAGGGTTGCAAAACCTCATTCTGGGACGGTGCTCTCGGCAAGCTGCGGGAGGTGATCACCGGTTCCGAACCCTACAAGGTCATCCGCCAGAAACTGGCCAGCGAAGAAGAAGCCAAAGCCATCGGCGAGGCCGAAGTGCGCAAGATGCTGCGCGAGAAATACAAGCTGAAGGTCACCTGCCCGGGCGATCCCCTGCTGGCAGCCGAAGGTCTGCTGGTACTCGACGATACCTGGCCGGACTTCATGCGCGGTCGCTGGTCGATCGAGAAAGTCACTGCCAGCGGCAAGCGCGAGGAAAGCTATCGCTGCCTGATCGAAGCGACCGGCCGGGATCCCGAGGCAAAAGCCAAGGACTGATCCTCCGATCTCACCGCCACACGCATCACTGTGGCCACTCACACATCCTGGAACGCTCCCCATGAAGATCTCCCCGATCCTCACGCAGCTGCGTGCGCAATGCCCAAGCCTTGCCGGCCATATCGCGACAGGTGTCGACCTGGCGCTATTGCAAGGCGACCCGAATCTGCCGATGCCCTCGGCCCATGTTTCACCGCTGGCCGACCTGGCCAGCACCAGCACTGCCCAGAACACCGCCAGCCAACCGATCCGCGACCGCTTCGAAATCATCCTGGCACTCGATGCCACGGACGCCACAAAAGCGCTGGATCTGTTGCACGACCTGCGCGCCGAACTTTGGCGTGCGCTGGTGGGTTTCAAACCCGATTCCAACTACAGCGCCATCGTTTACGACGGCGGCGAAACGGTCTCGATCAACAGCAGCCGCGCGTTCTACCGGCTGCGCTTTTTTGCCGAGTTCCAGCTGGGCCGCAATCTGCCGAGTCAGCCTGCGGAGAGTTGGCACGAACGCGAACTGGACGGTTTGTCGTCCTTTACCGGGGCCACCGTGCGGGTCGATGCGATCGACCCGGCCGACCCCAACCTGAAACGCCCGGGCCCTGACGGGCGCGTGGAAATGACTTTCTCTGGAGACGTAACCCCATGAGCAACCGCATCACCGTAGTGCCGGCCCCTGGCCGTGCCGTGCCGGACCCGGAAGCCGGCGACCTGCTGCCACTGGAAGGCCGTGAAGTGCTGGACAGCGCCTGGTGGCGCCGGCGTCTGGCCGACGGCGATATCACCCTCAAAACCGCAACAGCCAAACAAAAGGGAGCCAAATAATGGCGATCGGATTCAGCAACATCCCTGCGGACATTCGTGTACCGCTGTTCTATGCCGAAATGGACAACTCGGCCGCCAATAGCGCGTCCTCGTCCATGCGTCGCCTGATCGTGGCGCAGGTCAACGACAACATCGCCCCGAGCGAAGTCGGCAAACTGGTGCTGGTCTCCAGCGTTGCGCTGGCCAAGAGCATTGGCGGCCAGGGCTCGATGCTGGCCTCGATGTACGAGACCTTCCGCAAGGCCGACCCGATCGGTGAGATCTGGTGCCTGCCGCTGCACAACGCCACTGGCGCCATCGCCAAAGGCGTGCTGACCCTGACCGGCACCGCGACTCAGGCTGGCGTACTCAACCTGTATGTCGGCGGCGTCCGCTTCCAGGCCACCGTGGTCAACGGTGCCACCGCTGCCCAGGCGGCCACCGCTCTGGCACAGAAAATCAACGCCACCGCCGATCTGCCGGTGAGCGCTGCCGCCGCTGAAGGCGTCGTCACTCTGAACGCCAAATGGACCGGCGAGAGCGGCAACGACATCAGCCTGCAATTCAATCGCCTGGGCAAGAGCAACGGCGAAGAAACCCCGGCCGGCCTGACCACCGCGATTACCGCCATGACCGGCGGCGTCGGTGTGCCTGACCAGGTTGAAGCGGTTGCTGCACTGGGTGATGAGCCGTTCGAATTCATCGCGCTGCCATGGTCCGACCTGGCCACCCTCAACACCTGGCAAGCGGTGATGGACGACAGCACCGGTCGCTGGTCGTGGGCCAAGCAACTGTTCGGTCACGTCTACAGCGCCAAACGCGGCACCGTCGGCACGCTGGTGGCGGCCGGTCAGGCTCGCAACGACCAGCACATGACCATTCAGGCGCTGGAGCCGGGCGTTCCACAACCGGTGTGGGTACAAGCTGCAGCACTGGCAGCGCGCACTGCGGTGTTCATCTCCGCCGACGCCAGCCGTCCGACCCAGAGCGGCAGCCTGCCGGGCGTCGATCCGGCCCCGGCGAGCGAGCGCTTCACCCTGACCGAGCGTCAGTCGCTGCTCAACTACGGCATCGCCACCGCGTACTACGAAGGCGGCTACGTGCGCATCCAGCGCTCGATCACCACCTACCAGAAGAACGCTTACGGCCAGGCCGACAACTCGTACCTGGACAGCGAAACCATGCACCAGTCGGCGTTCATCGTGCGTCGTCTGCAAAGCGTGATCACCAGCAAGTACGGTCGCCACAAACTGGCTTCCGACGGCACCCGTTTTGGCGCCGGCCAGCCGATCGTCACCCCGGCGACCATTCGCGGTGAGCTGATCGCCCAGTACGCCAAGCTCGAACTCGAAGGCCACGTGGAAAACGCCGAGCTGTTCGCCGAGCACCTGATCGTCGAGCGCGACGTGCAGGACCCGAGCCGCGTGAACGTGCTGTTCCCGCCGGATTACATCAACGGTCTGCGCGTGTTCGCACTGCTCAACCAGTTCCGCCTGCAGTACGACGACGTCGCCTGATCGGCCCGTCTGACACTGTGATTTCAGCCCACCTTGCGTGGGCTTTTTATTTGAAGGGAGTAACACCATGGGTCAACTGATTGCAGGCACCTGCTACGTCAAGGTCGACGGTGCACAACTGACTATCAATGGCGGCTGCGAAGCCCCGCTGATGGCCGTCAAACGCGAAACCGTCGTGCCGGGTTTCTACAAGGAAACCGACATCGCTCCATCGTTCAAGGTGACCGCGCTGCACACCGCCGACTTCCCGTTGAAGAAGCTGATCGAAGGCACCGACATCACCGTCACCTGCGAATTCAGCAACGGCAAAGTCTACGTACTGGCCGGTGCCTACCTGGTCGAAGAGCCAGTCTCCAAAGGCGATGACGCCACCATCGAACTGAAATTCGAAGGCATCAAGGGGACCTGGCAATGAGCGGCGCCGTGAAGCTTCAGGTTGCGATCGAAGCTCACGGCGAGCCCCTGACCGAACTCGTCCTGCGCCGTCCGACGGTGCAGGAGGTACGAGCGATCAAGGCGCTGCCGTACAAGATCGACAAGAGCGAAGAGGTCAGCCTCGACATGGACGTGGCGGCCAAATACATCGCCGTGTGCGCCGGCATTCCGCCGTCGTCGGTCAACCAGTTGGACCTGGCTGACCTCAACGCGCTGAGCTGGGCCGTTGCGAGTTTTTTCATGAGTGCGGCGTCGGAGCCATCACCGACCTGATTTCGGTCGCCTATGACCTGGCCTGGTTCTGGAAGGTTGACCCCGAACAGATGATGGCCAGGCCACTGGATGTGCTTCGCGAATCGCTGGAGCACGCGCAACGGATCAATGCGATGCAGCAGGTGCAGTGATGGCAGAAGAAACCAAAGCTAAAGCGTCGGTGCTGCTTACCGGCATCGACGAACTGTCACCCAAACTCGGCGCCCTGCGAGTGAAGGTCGATGACTTCAAGAAAAACCTCGAACAGACCGGCCTCGGCAAACTGGACATCAGCGGTCTGTTCAAGGGCGGCAGCGTGATTACGCCGTTCGTGGACGGTATCAAATCCGCCGCAGCCTTTCAGGGCAAGCTTGCCGAGGTCAGCGAGACGGCGAAAACCGTCGACCTGCCGGACACTCCCAAAGCCGCCGCGCAGAACATGAACGTGTTCAGCGCGTCGATGGAAAAGGTCTCCGCTGCGGTGGACGCCGCACTGGTGCCGGCGGTGGGCGCATTGGTCGTCGGGCTGGAGCCGATGCTGACCCAGGTCGGCAGCCTGCTGGCCGACAACCCGAAACTGGTCGAAGGCCTGGCAGCGGGGGCGATTGCGTTTTCCGCCATGCAAACCGCCGTCACCGGCATGACCCAGGTGATGGACGTCATGAGCATGGTGCTCAAGACCAACCCGATCATGCTGATCGCCATGGGCATTGCCGTGGCGGCCGGTCTGATCGTGGCCAACTGGACACCGATTTCCGCGTTCTTCACCGGATTGTGGGAGGGCGTGAAAAACGCCGGAGCCAGTGCAATGGCGACGTTGCGCTCGGTGCTCGACTGGCGGCCGCTGGATGCACTGGCGGCGTTGTGGGAACCGGTCACCGGTTTCTTTTCGGGAATCTGGGACAAGGTCAAGGCTGTGACCGCGCCGGTGATCGACTTCTTCAAGTCGGTTTTCTCGTGGTCGCCCGCAGGCTTGATCCTGGAAAACTGGGGACCGTTGACCGGTCTGTTTTCGGCAATCTGGGAACTGCTCAAGGCCTTGAGTGTGCCGGTGATGTCATTCCTCAGAAACCTGTTCAACTTCTCGCCGATGCAGATGATCGACAGTGCATGGGGCGGTGTTGTCCGGTTCTTCGAACCGATGTTCAGCGGCCTGCGAAACGCCGCGCAAACGGCGAAAGTGTTCCTGGTGTCGTTGTTCGACTTCTCGCCGATGCAGATGATCAACAGTGCGTGGGGCGGTGTTGTTGCGTACTTTCAGCCGGTGTGGACGACGCTGCAATCGGCCGTGCAAATCACCCGGGATACGCTGCGGGCACTGTTCGATTTTTTCCCGATGGAAATGATCACCAGCGCCTGGGGTGGTGTCGTCGGATTCTTCGAACCGATCTGGACGGCACTGCAAACGTCAGTGCAACAGGTCAAAGGCTTTTTCACCGGTCTGTTCGAGTGGTCGCCGCTGGAGCAGATTGCGCAGTACTGGCAGCCCATCGGTGAGGTTTTCTCGGCGCTGTGGGGTGTTGTGCTGGCGCTGTCCGCGCCGGTCGTGGATTTTTTGCACGGCCTGTTCGAATGGAAACCCCTGGATCAGATCATCGAGAGCTGGGGGCCGATTGTCGGGTGGTTCGGCGAGCTGTGGCAAAAGCTGCAAACCGTCATTGCACCGATCAAGGAACTGTTCGACGGTGGCTTCGCCGGGCTGATCGCCAAGGTCACCGGCAAGGTCGAAACCCTGACCGAAGCGCAACGCCAGACCAATGCCGAAGGCAAGGGCGAACTGGCGCCAGCGTTCTTCGGTGCCAGTGCGAAATCCGAGGGTGGCAGTGCGTTGCAGGGCGGTTCGTTGCCGCAATCCTCAGGCGCCCTGATCCAGCAAAGCGCCGCCAACAACCGCACGCAACTCGAAGGCGGCCTGACAGTACGCTTCGAAAACGCGCCGGCGGGGCTGCGCACCGATCAACCGCAAACCAATCAACCGGGGCTGGCGCTCAGTTCGCGCATCGGCTATCGCTCGCTCTCCATGGGAGGTTCCAATGAACTGGCGTGACCGTTTGTTGCCGGCATCCTTTCGCGGTGTCGGTTTCTGGATCGACCAGGCGAAAACCCCGGTCGGTCGCAAAGGGCAGCTGCACGAATATCCGCAACGCGACCTGCCGTTTTTCGAGGACCTCGGCCAGCAGGCCAAGACCCACGACCTGACGGCGTTCATCATCGGTGCCGATTGCCTGGAGCAGCGCGACAAGCTGCTCCAGGCCCTGGAGCAGGGCAGCGGCGAACTGGTGCATCCGTGGCTGGGGCGCTTGCAGGTCAAGGTCGGCGAGTGCGACATGACCCACACCCGCCAGGACGGCGGGATGGTGACGTTCAGCCTGAAGTTCTACCCCGACCGACCACTGCCGTTTCCGACGGCGACGGTCAGCACGCAAAAAGTCCTGCTGATCAAGGCCGAAGGTTTACTCGGCTCGGCGGTGGCGCGTTTCGAACAGGCGATGACCCTGATCAAGGCCGCGCGGATCGGCATCGCCAATCTGCGCAACAGCCTCACCGGCGTGTACGACGTGATCAAGGAGCAGCTCAAACCGCTGATCGCGCAGTACAAGCAGATCACCGAGCTGGTCAGGGCCGTGAAGGAGCTGCCCAAGGAAGTGGCGGCGGAGTTCAAGGGGTTGCTCGGCGATATCAAGGAGCTGAAGGCATTCGCGAAGGAGGGCTACCGTGGCGTGATTGCCGACGTGTCCCAACAGATCGAAGCCATCCGCAAGGCCGATGCGCCGAAAATCACCACCGGCAAGGACACCAACGCCGCCGCGCAAGCGATGGCCAACCTGGTGCAGGACACCCTGATCGTCAAAGTGGCGCAGTGGGTGGCCTCGATGCCGGTGGCGTCGACACCGGTGAAACTGACCTCGACACCCTCGCTGGACCAGCAATCGAAGCAGCCGGTCACGCGTCAGGAAGTGCCGGTCACCGACGATCTGCAAACGCTGCAAAAAGAGTTGAACGAAGCGCTGCAAAAGGCTCAGGACAAGGCCGACCCCGCGCACTACCAGGCCATCGCCGATGTGAAGGAAGCGCTGATCGCGCACCTCAAGGCCGTGGCTTCATCCGGTGTGCGACTGGTCAGCAAAACCTTTCAGGAAACCTTTCCGGCAGTGGTCGTGGCCTACAAACAGTTTGGCGACGCCACCCGTGTGACCGAGGTCATTCAGCGCAACGGTCTGTCTCATCCGAGCTTCCCACCCAACGAAGTCAAAGTTTCCAGGGAGTGAGCCATGAGCGAGATGGACAACCGCGTCACGCTGACCGTCGACAACATGGAATACGGCGGCTGGAAAAGCGTGCAGATCACCGCGGACCTGGAGCGTCAGTTCCGCACCTTCAAACTCGACATCACCTGGCAATGGCCGGGGCAGACCGTGGATCAGCGGATCAAGGCCGGCGACCCGTGCGAAGTGCGGATCGGCCAGGATCTGGTGCTCACCGGTTATGTGTTCAAGGCCCCGATCAGCTATGACGGGCGGCAGATCAGCCTGAGCATCGAAGGCAGTTCCAAGACCCAGGATCTGGTCGACTGTGCGGCGCGAAATATCCCCGGCCAATGGCAGGAACAGCCGCTGTTGAACATCGTCCAAGCCCTGGCCGGGGAATACTCGCAGTTTGTGATCAACGAGATTCCCGAGACCGCACGCCTGAGTAAACACACCATCGTTCCGGGTGAAACGGTGTTTCAGTCGATCGACCGTTTGCTCTCGCTGTACCGAGTGTTTTCCACCGATGACGCCGAAGGTCGGCTGGTGCTGGCCAAACCGGGCAGCGGCGGCCGCGCGAGCGATGCGCTGGAGCTGGGCAAGAACATTCTCTCGGCCAATGCGCCGATGGATCACAGCCAAGTGTTCTCCGAATACCGGGTGATCGGCCAGCAAAAGGGCAACGACAAGAAGAGCGGGGCGGCGGTCAGCGAGGTTGAATCCAGCGCCACCGACCTGAGCTTCAAGCGTCGGCGCACCACGATCATCAACGAAGGTTCGCAACTGACGTTCGAACTGGCCCAGCAGCGGGCCCAGTGGGAAAGCGCCACGCGCATGGGCCGGGCTCTGACCACCACTTATCAGGTGCAGGGCTGGCGCCAGTCCAACGGCGATCTGTGGCGCCACAACACGCTGGTGAAGGTCAAGGATCCGGTACTCGGTTTCGATGGCGACATGCTGATCTCCAAGGTGACGTATTCGCTGTCGGCGCAAGGCTCGGTGACCACGCTGCAAGTGGCGCCGCCGCATACCTTCGACGCCAATCCGACTCCACCGAAATAGCCACCAGCCTGACATTACCTTGTGGGAGCGAGCCTGCTCGCGATAGCG